AGCCTTGGACCACAGGCACTCGCTCAATACCTCAATGTGCAGGGGTATCTCACGAAGAGAGCAAGTGCACTTGGACTCGACCTCAATGGACTCGTTAAGAGCCAAGAGCAGATCCAACAGGAAACCGAACAGGCACAGCAACAAGCAAGTATTGAGAAACTCGGTCCCAGTGTTGTACAAGGTGGTGCGAAGTTGATGCAAGCACAGATGCAACAGGGACAACAGATGCAACCAGGAGCAATGACACCAAATGGCTGAAGCGACACCAGTATTCGAGATTAATCCATCACAAGGTCCCAACGATGCGGCTTACGCTGCACGGTTTGAAGAGACCGCCCGTGCAGAGGCAGAGGCCAATGTGCCAGCGGGTGACTTTGGGCAGGTAGCGGAACCTTCGGGATCCCCTGCGTCCTCTGAAGCACCCGCCCCTCTTGCCGGGAAGTTCAAAGATGCCGCTGAGTTAGAGAAGGCTTACCTTGAACTACAGGCGAAGTTGGGTGCCAAGGATCCAAAGACTGAGCCAGTTGCTGATGAAGCATCTGCTGCCAAGGTCATTGGTACCGAGGCACTCGATGGCTTCGTATCGGAGTTCCGTAACCAGGGCAACCTGTCCGAGGACTCCTATGCCAAGCTTCAGTCCCTTGGGCTCGGTAAGGCAGTTGTGGATGCCTATATCGAAGGTCAGAAGGCAGTCGCTGATAAGCAAGCCGAGGGTGTCTATGCAGTCGTAGGTGGCCGCGAAGGATTCAACGAGGTCATCGATTGGGCAGGGAAGAACCTATCAGCAGATGACCAAGAGGCGTTCAATGTGATCATGGGTTCAGGCAACATGAAGTCTGCCTCGTTTGCCATCAAGACCCTCAAGGCACAATTCGATGCTCAGAACCGGAGCCCTGCGCGGGTCGATGGGAAAGCAACGGGTACTCAGATTGGGTTCCGCTCGAAGCATGAGATGGTTACTGCTATGACTGATCCCCGCTATCAAACTGATCCAGCATTCCGGCGCGAGGTGTCCTTGCGTATGGGTGCTTCCAACTTCCAACAAGGATAAATATGTCAAATCGAAACACTACTGTTTGTGGCATCGCTGCAATCGTTGTTGCCATCGGATCCGCACTCACATCATTCTTCGATGGTGACCCAACGACTACCATGGATATCGGGGCAACAATCGCCGCTATCACCGCCGGTGTTGGACTGATCCTCGCAAAGGATTCATCGAAGAAGGATGCCTAATGTGGGGGTGGCTCAAACCACTCCTTGAGGCACTACTCAATTACTTCACCAAATTAGCCAAAGAACCAACCTATGCCCAAGACGCTGACCCGGGTGCTGGTGACAAACGCCGCCGCTTTCGGGCTCATATTCGTGCTTGGCTGCTCAAGCAGCGTGATCTTGGTACCTGAGGGTACCCCAGTTCAACTTGCAGAGTCAGTCGATGCCCGTGTGTTCGTGGTGCAGAAGGATGGAACTAAGGTGAAATCAAATGGTCGCGTCAGGCTTCCAGCAGGAGCCTGGGTGGCCACACTCCCAGAAGAAGATGCAGACACGGGGCTGCCCAATGCGTTGGGTACCAGCTCAGGTGTTGCACCGTAATCAAAGGACTACCAACAATCCTGCTTTGTCATGTTTTGAGAAAGAAAAACTATTATGGCTTTGTATTTTGATCAAGCAATTAACCGCTTGGGTTCCAACAACCTCGGTTCGGATAAGCGCGAATTGTTCCTCAAGGTCTTCTCGGGCGAGATCATCTCCCAGTACGAGACCAAGTGTGTGATGAAGGATCTCGTTCGTACCCGCAGCATTTCCAGCGGCAAGTCTGCATCGTTCCCACTGTACGGTTCCGCTACTGCGAAGTGGCATACCCCAGGTCAGAACATCCTGGAAAAGGAAAGTGGTTACCTCACGGACTTCAAGTACGCCGAGCGCATCCTTACGCTCGACAATATGTTGACCGCGAACACGCTCATCAATGATGTTGATGAACTGATCAACCACTGGGATGTGCGTTCACCGATTGCAACGGAACTTGGTCGTGCGCTTGCGTATGCCTATGACCGCTTTGCAATGTCCACCTTCTGGGCAGCAGTGAACACCACCACTTCACCTATCAGTGGTAAATCTGCTAACGGTACTGACTTGATTGGTGAGACCATCACTAAGGGCACCACTGCCCCAACGAGCACTCAAATCCTTGATTCGCTCTATGAAGCACAGGTTGCCTTGGATAACAAGGATGTTCCAGTTGACGGTCGTTTCTGCGTTGTCCGCCCAGAGCAATATCAGTTGCTGCTCTCAGCACCATCAGTGACTAGTAACGCATTCCGCTTTAGCTCGGACTTCGGTAGTAAGGTTGGTGATGTCTCCAAGGGTACCGCTGCTACCGTCGAGGTTGCTGGCTTCAAGTTGATGAAGTCGAACCTGTTCCCTCGGTTTGCAGACTTGGCTGTAGGTGATGCCAACATCGCCTTGTTCGGCAACGCGAACGCCGTCAGTGATGTGTTCGGTACTAGTGGTGCTGGTTACTCAGCTACTGCGGCTACCGCTGGTTTGTCCATGCTAAAGGCCTGGGGTATCTGTGGACACGCTGATGCCATTGGTTGCGTCAAGAAGTTCGATGTCACGACTGAGATGGAGCGCAAGATCGAGTACCAGGGCACCCTGGTTGTCTCGAAGATGATGGCTGGCTTCGGCGTTCTGCGTCCTGAGTGCGCCATTGGTCTTGCTATTGGCTAATCCTGTTTAACCCACTTATCCCCCCTGCATCTAGAAATAGGTGCAGGGGGATTCTGTTTGATCCCCTAAGCAACCATCGAGAACCCCATGGCACTCACTGAAACAACGAAGATCTCTGCGATCAACACGATGCTGTCCTGCATCGGGGAATCCCCGGTGTCTTCGCTTGAAGCAACTGCTACGGCTGATGTGAGTATGTCCATCAACATCCTCGATGAAGTCTGCCGAGACCTTTGCAGCCGAGAGTGGTCTTGGAACAAGTTAACCAAGCAGACCCTGACTAAGAATGTCAGTGGCAAGATTGCGGTACCCGCTGCTTGGGTTCGTGTTGACCATGCAACTAAGGATGTCGCTAAGAGAGGGAGTTTCCTCTACAACCGGGAGGACTCCACGGATGTCTTCACGACAGACATGGATGAACTGGATGTAATCATCCTCTTGGAATGGGACGATATGCCTGAGTCAGCCCGCAGGTACGCAATGATCCGAGCAGGGCGCACCTTGGTAGCCCGGTTAGTTGGGAGTGAGAAGGGTGTTGCCTTCACGGAGCGTGATGAGGTTCAGGCTTGGATGACTCTTCGTGAGTTTGAATCTGAGCAAGCAGACCTCAACATCTTCAACAATGCAGATATCTCAGCGAACCTCCGGAGGTGGGCGTGAGCTTAATCTCGCTCCAGATCCCCAACCTGATTCAGGGGGTCTCTCAGCAGCCCCCTCAGATGCGGTTGCCCTCACAGCTTGAGGAGCAGACCAACGCTTACCCTTCGTTGACCGAGGGGCTGACTAAGCGGCCACCAACGAACCATGTGGAACGGTTGTCGGATACACAAGCACCAGACCCGTTCATCCACTTCATCAATCGTGATTCGGTTGAGCGGTATGTGGTGCGCGGAACCTCAACTACTTTGAAGGTATTTACGCTTGCTGGTGTAGAGAAGACTATCTATGACGGTCTCACGGGATCTACGGCGTTCACCTTCCCGCCTTACCTGAACACCCCTGCGAACCTACGGGCACTCACGGTTGCTGACTACACCTTCTTGCTGAACACCACTACGACTGTGGCAATGGCAGGTACAACAACTGCTGCTGCGGAACAGAAGGCTCTTGTAGCCATCATCCAAGGCTCCTATGGAACGAAGTACACCGTAACCATTCGGTTCTCAAATGTTGATTATGCATATAGCCACACGACAGCATCTACTACAACCGTTCCTGATACAGAAGTAATCGCCGGTGCCTTGGCTACCCTGATTAACGGCGGAACAACATCCACCCACTATGTAGCAGCATCTTTCACAGGATCCACCATAGTCCTGACTCAGGATCAAACTAGTGGTGCCAAGACATTCACCGTCAAGACATCTGATTCTGCCGGTGGAACCATCATGTCCGCTGCCAAGGGCAAGGTAGCCCGTATATCCGATCTACCCCTAGCGGCTCCTCATGGATTCAAGATAGCCATTGGTGCTGACATTGAAGATCCATCTACGAGCGACTACTACGGAATCTTCATCGCTAACGATGGGATCACCGGCTCAGGCCGCTGGGAAGAGTCTGTTGGCTTCGGTGTTACTACGACACTCTCAGACACTACACTGCCTTATGTCCTTGTAAGACGGGCAGATGGCAACTTTGGATGCTACAAACCCACATGGGATCTCCGCCTGGTAGGTGATGCTGTAACAGCAGCTCCTCCGTCATTCGTTGGACGCAAGATCAACGATATGTTCCTCTACAGGAATCGCCTTGGTTTCCTCGCGGACAACAAGGTGGTCATGAGTGAGGCGGGGAACTATTTTGGCTTCTGGCGTACAACATCAACGCAGATCATTGATTCAGATCCCATCGATGTATCGGTAGCACACTCTCAGGTATCTTCGCTACGAGCAGCAGTCGGTTGGGATGAACGCTTGATCCTCTTCACGGACACCACTCAGTTCTCCTTAGGTTCCGGTGCGGATACCAACCTGACCCCTGAGACTGTGGAGATCGTTCAGACCACAGACTTCGAGAACTTCTCCTCAGTCTGTAAGCCACAACCTACGGGCAGATCACTCTTGTTTATCCAGAGCAAGGGGCAGAATGTGGGTGTCCGTGAGTATGTGCGTATCTCTGTTGATGAGAAGTATGACGGACTCGATATCACTGCCAACATCCCTGCTTACATCGCAGGGGTACCTCAGCAGATCGCTGTGAGCACCCATGACAGTACGGCATTCCTCCGTACATCTACTGGCCTCTACAACCATAAGTGGTTCGTAAACGGCAGCGAGAAGATCCAATCAGCCTGGAGCAAATGGGATCTCGGTGCTGATGCAGTAGTCGCAGGTATGCACTGGTACGACCACATCCTGTACATGGTGGTAACCCGTGGTGCCGAAACCTTCTTGGAGAAGGTGGAGTTTGAAGGACGCTTCACAGACCCAGGGTTAACTTGGGGTGTTCACCTCGACCGTCGCGCAGTTGCCACAGGAGTCGCGGGAACCGTCTATGGAACCACTAAGTTCCTCTACTCACCTAACTTAAACCTGAGTGCCTATAGCCCCGTAGTGGTAGCCAACGGGATCAAGTATCAGCCTATTGAGGTCACTAGCACTGAGGTAGTTGTCCTTGCGAACCTCGTTGGGACTGTTGCTTGGGTGGGTGTTCCATACGAAATGCGTTGGACATTCTCGAAGCAGTATGCACGGAACCAGGATAAGCCCATCATTGATGGCCGCTTGCAACTCACCTATGGAGTTCTATCGTTCGAGGAAACAGGGAACTTCAAGGTTGAAGTCACCCCTAAGTATCGAACCCCATTCTCCTACACATTCGATGGTTCGATCCTGGGTGGCAGTCTGCTTGCCAGTACTCCGAATCTAGTCACAGACTCGTTTAGGTTCCCTGTTCACTGCCGTGCTGCTGATGCCAAGGTATCTGTAGTCAGCACATCTCATCTTCCATGCCGGATCCAAAGTGCCTCCTTTGAGGCGAACTACTCAACCCGTAATAGGACTATATGACCCCCCATGTGCGTCCCTCGAAAGAAGCCGATTGTGCTCGGATCGCAGGAGTTCTGCGTCCAGCTGACAGACAAGAGTGCGACTTGTGGGGGGTTGATCCGCTGTGTTCTCTGCGGGAGGGTCTGGCGCATTCATTGCAGTGCCTCACCGTCATCGGGGAAACAGGGAACCCCACGGCCATGTTCGGGATCACGCCCACAGGCACCGTCTGGCTTCTAGGGACTGAAGAGCTCTTCACATTTCCTATGGCATTCCTGCGGCAGAGTCGGCTGTGGGTGAACCACATCATTGCTCCTGTTTCCAAGTTGCCTAATGTTTCCGGAGTAGGAAACTGGGTCGATATGCGAAACACGAAACATACAGATTGGCTGGTATGGGTGGGATTCACTCTCACCAATATCGCTACTCACAACAATCAACGAATCGGTTACTACCGAAAGGCTATCTAACTCATGTGTATTCCATTCCTAGCACCCATCGGTATTGCTCTTGGAGCATCAGAGGCAGCGGCAGCTGCTGCTGGAACCATGGCAGTGCTATCGGTGGCAGCAACAGCAGCGAGTGCCGGTGTGTCCTATGCCGGTCAGAAGCAAGCGGCTGACTCACAGAAGTACCAGTACGAAGAAGGGCAGCGTCTTGCCCAAGAGAACCTGCAACTCCAATATCAGCAGGTAGGTGTCCGTCAGCGTGAGGAGCAGATCAGTAAGGCTCAACAGGTGCAGCAGATTCGTCAGGAAGCAGAGACTGCCTTTGGTTCCATTCGTACCACTACGGGTGAAGCGGGTATCCAGGGCAACTCCGTCAATATGTTGATGAACGAGTTCACCCGTCAACAGAATGAATCCATCGCCAATGTCAACCTCAACTACGACTTCCGTAGTCGCCAATTGATGATTGAACAACTCGGTATGCAGGGGCAAGCCGATGGAACCATGATCCGTTCCTACCCAACAACCACTGCACCGAGCCCCTTTACTCCTGCTCTTCAGATCGGTGGAGGTGTCCTCGGTGCTGTGAATACTTATGGCAATCCAGATCGAATGGGCTTCGGTACAGGTAGTGCACCTTCTGCCAACTACTCAACGCTTGCTCGACGCGAGGCTTTCATGGGTTCCATGCCCACATCAGTCCGCATGGTTAGCCGAGGGTGGTACTAACTATGGCAACATCCCTTACACCCCGTGACCTCACGCAGGTCGCTATTCAACCTTCAGCCTCGCCGGTAAACCTCAATGTCACCCCGGCACCTGGGCAACAACTCCGTGGTAACTCCCTACAGCAATTGGGTGAGGCTCTCTCCGGGTTCTCCCCATCACTCCAAGGAATGCTTGCGCGGGCTGCTGATGAGGACAAGCGGAACCTTGCGATCCAAGGAGCCTCTGTTGACTTCTCCCAGGTTGATCTCAATGTAGATCCCAACGCTACCCCCGAGGAGCGTCAGTTCGCCCTCAACCGCGCCTTCAAGGAAGCCGTTGTCAAGAACAATGCACCTGATTCAGCGAACCCCTTCTTCCTCATGGAAGCCCGTAAGAACTTTGGGCGATCCGGTGGCCTCCAGTACAGGAACGCTTTAGCGTCACTTCAGGCTTCTGCCACAGACCCTGCGAACCCTGTGCCATTCTCTGAGATCGCCAAACAGGCCGCCGAGAAGGTGGGCATGGATGCCTTCACATCAGACATCTATGGTGCTGCTGGGTTTGCCTCGGTTGCCCAAGAAGCCAACGCTGAGTTCAGCAGTAAGTTCCAAGCGGAGATGCTGAAGCGTCAGGAGTTCGTTGCTGTTGAACAGACTCAGAATGGTATCGCTGAGGCTCTACGGACTGCTGGTGCCAGTGGCTATGAATGGGACTCTAAGGGTTCCGTAGGTGTAGCCATGCAGCAGATGGTGGACAGTATCCACTTGACCACTACGGATCCGCTGATTGCTCGTAAGGTTCTCTTGGGTGGCTTTGAGACAGCGATCTCGCTGACCAAGGATGAGGCTGAAGTGGAGACCATGATGTCAGCCATGGGCAAGTTGTCCTTTGGTAAGGCTCAGATCAATCAGAACCCTGCCTTCTATTCAAACCTACTGACCCTCAAGGATCAGCGGCTCAACGAGATTGCTGCTGAGGCAGCAAAGGAAGCGCGGGTCTTTGAAAGCAACATCCAAATGGGTGTCCGTGGGATCTATGCACTCGGTTGGAATGAGAAGATCAGTACAGCCATGATGACCGGCAATGCTGACCAGGCTCAACAGGTAACCGAGAAGCTTCTCGATGAATATGTAACTAAGAACCCCGGCATGAAACCTGATGTCCGTGACGGACTCCGGCGGGAACTCCAGTTGAAACTTGATCCCCTGTACTCCGCAGTAGGTCGGCAGAAGAATGCTGCTTCTGATGCGGAGACTCGGAAGATCATTGACGGTATCGATGAGGGATCCATTGAGGAACGCGAGGTACTCCGTGACCGCATGGATGCAGCCAAACTACCTGTTGAACAACAGATGATGATCAACCGCTACTGGCAGGAGAATGTCGGTGTGGTGCGTGGTGCTACTGCTGCCTATGTCCAACAGAATGGCAAGGGGATCACCGCAAGAATCCTTCAGAGTTATGTCGATGCTGACATGGCTACCGGCAGGAATGCCAGTGGGCAACCAATCCTGCCTCCGTCCAAGATGGATGAAGCAAATGATCTAGAGACTGAGTGGAGAGCAGGAGCCAATCAGCGCGTTCAAGCGTTCGTTCATGGTGATGTACTCGATCCATCCTCAGGGATGACCTACCGGGATCTCAAGGCTAACTCAGGTGTTGAGGTTGCCAACCGCGCAGTCGTGGGGATTCTTGATGGCTACTACGACGGTAAGGTCAAGGAGCAGAACCAGGCTATGCGTGGGGTAAAGGCGGCTACTGAATCCGGGGTGACCGTTGGTAAGGCTAAGGTCATTGAACCTCGCCAAGCCTTCATTGAAGAAGTTGCTATGGAACAAAAGATGTCCGTCACCAATGCATTCGCTGTAGCCAAAGGAGCGGGTACATCGATTGAAGCGCAGAGCGAGGGCTTCGTTACATCCCTCAAGAGCGAGGTTGCACAAATCAACCAAGTTGCTTTGGATATGAACCTAGGTGCTGTCTACAACACAGACAAACTCCTACAGCGTCTTGGTGATATGTGGTCTACCGCACAGAAGGAAGGCAAGGTTGGTGTGTTGCGCCGAGGTGTCCTTTTCAACACCAGCCGTGAATACACACCTGACTTAGTTCTTCAGCAGTATGGCCGTGTCAAGCGATCTATGACTGCTGGTCTGTCAGCGCAAGAAGTCATTGCAAACCAAACATCCGAAGGTGTCCCGGTATTCGGCGTGGTACTTCCCAACAAGGAAGCCGCCGTGGACTATGCATTCACAGTGCCCATGTTCAGGAACGAACTTGAACTGATGAGCCCACTCACAACCAACAAGGTCATGGATGCACTTGGTCTCTCTGCTCAAGTCAGAGAAGCCTTCGTAGCGCGTCAAGCAGAACTCATTCGGTACAAGAGGCAGCTCCTCATCAAGAACCCGAGTCTCACGAAATAATCAATGCCAACAACACCAAATAGCAGATACTTCAACGAGGATGAGCTCAGTGCCATCGTTAACGGTCAGGTATCTCCTCAGATGCCCACGGATCTCGGGGAACCTACTGATCCCGCAGCAGAACCATCGAAGCCCATCTGGGATACCTACGACACCATCAAGGCTGTCCCCCGGGGTGCCATCGATGCTGCCAAGGGTGTCTACAACCTTGCCGATTGGGCAACCATGGATCTCCTCCCAGATTGGCACACGAACCCACTGGGCACTAGCACATCATGGTCTGGTTCCATTGTGTCAGGTATCTCGCAGGTAGCCACAGGGTTCCTCGCTGCCGGGGGTGTCCTTGGGGCAGCCTCAAAGATCCCTGGTGCTGTAGGTGCCACCGCCGGTTGGTTGGGTGGAGCAGGTGGTGGTACTGCGGCTGCTATCCGGGGAACCTTTGTCAAGGGTGCCGTTACGGACTTCGCTGCCTTCGAGGGCAACGCAGGTCGCCTCTCTGATCTCCTGGTGCAAGCGGACAACCCTGCACTGAATAACGCCTTCACGCAGTTCATGGCAACCGACATGAATGACTCGGAACTCGAAGGTCGCCTAAAGAACGCCCTTGAGGGTGGCATCATTGGTGGTGCCTTTGAGGGAGTCATCGCGGGAATCAAGGGATCCATGAAGGCTGTCAAGGAGATGAAGCGTCTTCGGGCTGCTGGCAAGTCTGAAGAGGAGGCTGTGCAGGGTGCAATGCAGGTCGCCGGTAAGGATCTACAGGATTCTGCGGATGCTGCTAGTCGGGCTGAAGATGATGCCATGACGGCACAGCCTGAGGTTGCCCCTGTGGGTGACGCTGTGGCTGCCAAGGTTGCCCCGAAACCATCGCTCATTGATGCGTTGACTGATTCGGCTGATGATGTCCCACCAGGTTCTGCTGTTGATGACATGGCGGCTGATGCGGCTCCTAAGAAGCCATCTACATCTGATCCTCTGTACCCGGTCAAGCGCGGTGCAGAAGCCATGATGGATCGGATTAACCGTGAGGCAGGACAGGGGGGATCGATCACTCAAGAAGAGGCCACCATGATGACCTCTCTTGTCCGCCGGATGGGCGTAGATAACTTTGAGACCATGGGCATCCGCTTCAGGAAGTTAGGTCCCAATCAGAATGGATCATTCTCCTTCACGCAGGATGTCATCAACATCGCCCGCCGCGCTACCACTACAGGTGATGCCAAGAGAACCTTCGTCCATGAAGTATGGCACTCACTCACTGGGTACCTCGATGATTCCATGTTGTCTTCAATGAAGCGTGACTATGAGAAGGCTCATGTTGCGTTCTTTGATAAGCATGGCATTAGTCCCCGCGAGGCAACCGTAGATGGTGCAGTCTCCAAGACATTTAAGAAGGCTGTTCTCGATAAGAAGATTCCTGTCTCTGAGTGGTATCGCCTCATCAATATGGATGAGTGGGTTGCAGAGACAATGACTGATGCAACATTCTCGCGCCTCGCTCTTGAAGCAGATACCAAGTCGGTACTTGGCTTCCTCCGCTTCTTTACCAAGAACACTCTTACTGAAGTCAAGGCGGTGTTCGGTGGTGCCAAGTACGACAAGCTGACTAAGGATTGGCTCAACGGTCGCTACGCGCTTGCTAAGGATTCTGAGTTCTACTTCGGTGCAGGTCGCCGTGCAGAGCAGCGTATGTATGGGCAGAGTGCTGCTGGTACGACAGCATTCGCACCTCCGAGTGTGGATGGGATGCGGACTGTTGTTAATGACCCACCTTCGATTAAGGAACTACACGATCTGCACACTAGTGGAGCCGATGTAGCTGCCCTTGCTGCCCGTATCGATGAGTTAGAGAAGAAGGGTCTCATCAATCTGAAACCCCTTCTTGGGAAGATCCCAGGGAGATCCGGGGTACCACCTACTCCCAATATGCTTGAAGAGGCAATCATCGCCCTCCGTCAGTACGAGGCGAATCCCGATAAGTTTGCCAAAGGAACTCCTGCCACAAACGAAATCAACCGTATGACCGGCATAGCCTCGGTTAAGGCTGCTGTGGAGACAGGTGCGATCAATGCTGCGGAGGGGATTCAGTTAATGCAGCGTGGGTTAGTTACATCTAAACAGCTGGTTGACATGATGCCCTTCCTCGAAGGTCTCACAGCAGCATCACGCTACAACGCCCTACAAGCCATCCGTGCGCCAGGAGCAGATTCTGATGCTGCGCTCAGGGCATTTACTGAGATATTCAGAGCATCCGAGGGGATCAAATCAAACATAGGCAAGAGCCTTCAAATGTCTCAAGCCTTTAGTGATACGGAAACGATAGGTAAGCAGTTCCTTGCACTCACACCAGCGGAACAGCGGGTGCGTATGGAAATGATGGGGGATACTCTCCAGTTACTTCTACTAGATCCCAAGACAGGCCGCCGCGCTGCCCAACTACTCACAGAAGGTTCCTATCGAAGCGGAATGCGTGTGACGGTTGAGATGTTCCGTAACTCGATCCTGTCGGGACCAAAGACCCTTGCAGTCAATGCATGGAACGGCTTGCAGATGCTGGCAATGCCTCTTGAGCGGGCTGCTGGTAAAGCCTTGTCAGGTGATGCAGCGGGAGCAGCGAATGAACTATCGGTACTCACGCGGTACTGGTCACAGACTACGGATGCCTATCAGGCGATGAAGATCTCCCTGTCAGAAGAAGGGGACTCCTTCGTTCTCGGTAGAGGAAACCAACAATACGGTGATGAGTTCGTACCTGGGCGACGCATTGGATCTAAGGGTGTTACTTGGCTTAACAAGGTTGATGATGTCACCGGCGCAGTTCAGCGCACACCTGCCGGTGCTGCAATGGACTTCTTTGGACAAGTGGTCAACGCTCCCATGCGAGTCCTCGGGGCGAGCGATGAGGTCGCTATGACCATCGTTGCCCGGTCTGAGGCAGATACGGTTATCCGTGCTGATATTGCGCCACGCATGGGCAAGCCTCTTACTGATGCTGCCGTATCAGCAGAGGTAGCGAGGCTCCGTGATCTCCTCTTCATCGATGGTCAGATGTACACCCGCAAGACTGTTGAAGAGCGTGGGTTCCGTCAGGCTCGGGATAAGTACCTGCCCGGTGCTTTCCGGGAAACCCTCGGTACCGTGGTTGCTGATCGCCTAGGGAAACCTGTAACTGATCCAGCAGTAGTCACTGAGGTCAGCCGCCTCTACAACGCCTCAATGAAAGCCGGTAAGGTTGATCGAGAAGCCATCAAGGCTATCCCTAATGAGGCTGAACGCAAGTCCGTCCTGTCTGCCTTGGATGCCTCGGGTGCCCGGGCAAAGGCTCATCCTCTATTCATCCCTGAAGTCCAACGATATATCGATCAGAATTGGGATGCCACTGTCGATAGCGACTTGGCTCCCTTTGGTGGCAATATGCAACAGGCCGCCGGTGAGGACTATCGAATCCTTCAGCGTGTCTCAGGGGAAATCGAGCGTCGAGTCAAGGAGCAAACTTGGAAGCGTGACTACACCGATATCGCTGATGAAGCAGCACCCTTTGGCTCACGACTCGTAGGCAACATCGGCAAGGCGTTCTCAACAGCAGTCGGTCATGTACCTGAACTGCAACTGATTGTTCCGTTCATCAAGACCCCTACGAACCTACTCGCCTTCGTTACAGACCGTAACCCCATTGGTCAGGGTCTCGCTTGGGTGCAAGCAGCCAAGGCTGGTGATCAGAAGGCAGTGGCTCAGGCAGCAGGGCGATTGGCTACCGGAACTGTCCTGTACACCACAGGCATCGGTCTAGCAGCGAGTGGCATGATCACGGGCAAGGGTCCTGTAGATCCCGACATCCGAAAGCAACTCCTTGCATCCGGTTGGCAACCCTATGCCATCAAGGTGGGAGGCGTGTATGTCTCCTTTGGACGCAATGACCCAGTAGCCACCTTCCTTGGAATCGTTGCGGACACTGTGGACATCAGCCGCAGCACCTATGACCCAACCCCTGAGGACAACGGGATCATCA